ACTATTAGGATGGCTTGCATCTCAGTTTACAGGTGAACAACCTATTGAACCTGTAGAACCTCGTAGAATATTAGCCCCTGCTCCGTCAGCTAATTACAAAGACAGTATCGCTGTTCAAATCAGTGACAGTGAATTTGTTATTGTGACGGGAGATCCGGCAAATCCAGTTTCTTTACACTCTAATGGGTCTCAAGGATTGCTCTTCGAACAGGAGCAAACCAGTAATATTGTTGGAACTAAGTTAATGGAAGAGGTTAAACGGCAGTTAAAGGAGGTTGAGGTTTCTGGAACAGTACCTAATCGCTGGAGAAATATCTTTGCTAACCATGTGAACCTTAAGAACAAGAGTGAACAAGATATTTCTGTAGCTGCCTTGACTGGTTTACAATTAATTGTTGAGCCACGTATTACGGATTATTCTTGGTTCTTAGTTGCAGACCCTGCAATGATTGACACCGTGGAATACGCTTTCTTAGATGGTGAAGAAGAACTTTTCATCGAGCAAAAAGAAGGCTTCGATGTTGATGCTTTACAAATCAAAGCCAGAATGGTATTTGGAACAAAAGCAATCGATTGGCGAGGAATGTACAAAAATGCAGGTGCTGCACCGGCATAGTGAATAGTTCGGAGGCGGTTTAATTATCGCCTCCTTATTTAAAAAAAATGATTAATTTCTAAAAAATAAAAAATGAAAAATTACATACAAGAAGGTGATTGTTTCGAAGTCGTTACCCCTTCAGGTGGTTATACTTCAGGACAGATAGTTACCGTTGGTGCTACTGCTGGAATCGCAGCAGGTACTTATGTTGAAGGTCAAGTTGCAATCGTAAAAACCGAAGGCGTTTATGAAGTTACCAAAGATTCTTCAGCTCCAGCACAAGGTGCTAAATTATACATCGCTGCTGGAGTTGCTACAACTACTGCAAGTACAAATGTATTCTTAGGATACGCACACGTTGCAGCGTTAACCGGTGACGCTACTGTTAAAGTAGTATTAGCACGATAATGAATATATTTGACTCACTTAAAACAAAGGCATTCGATGTTGTTACTAATGTAATGGGGTATAATGCAACATGGTTAAGTGGGTCAATTACTTATTCTGCAAGAGTTGGTTTCAAAGACCCATCAGAAAAACAAGAGCTTTCAGGAATTGACAGTTGGAACCCAGATGAGCCATTTATGGAATATCGAATTGGTTTCTTTGAAAATTTGAAAACAAGAGTTGATACTGGAAACTTGGAACACGTGACAATCGAAGGTGTTGGATATTTTGCAGTTGTTGAGGTTAAGACTAAATACGATGGCGAAACATTCGTTGCAAGATTACGTCATGCGGTTCCATAATAATGAATTACTGATCTAAATATAAAATGAATTACGAGACCTTAGAAGACGAAATCGTGGCAAGATTAACACCGTTTTTAACGGTTGGAATCGCAGTTGAAAAACTTCCTGAATTGGAAGCTGACCGAAGCAAGCCATTGCCTACAAAAGCGAGGTTCACCGTAATTTATGCAGGTTCAGAATACGGAAGTTCATTGAGTACTTCGCAAGTTTCGCAAGAAGAGAAGATTTTTATTCAAATCCTAATCGAAAGTACATTTTTGCGCGGAACCCTTGGAGCTTACAATTTAGCAAGTGTTTTGAAAAAAGCACTAACCGGATTCAAACCTTCAGGATGCAGGCGAATTCAAGTTACAAAGCACCACACAATTGGAGGCGAAGAAGCGCAAAAAATCAACAATTTATGGAATTACAACGTAATTTTTCAAACTACATCGGTTCATGTTGAAGATTTTACAGAAGATTTAAGTCTTATTTTGGAAAAAATTACGCTAATTGACGAATCTGATGGCGAAATAAATACAATTGAAGATGCCGAAAGCATCAATACTGTAATCTACACCTGCAACACCTGTGAAAGGAGTTGTTCCATCGGTCAAAAATACCGTAACGGCTCCGATAGGAGCAGCAGACAATTTTAATTTTCCTGACGTGATAGTGTGTGATTCAAGAGTCACTTGCTCTGTATTGGTCACAGAATCAAACGTATTTACAACAACAACTGTTGCAGGTCCTTGTTTGAAAATAGCGTCCAAGGCTTGCGGGATTGTGAATCCTGGTAATTGTTCCCCGAATTGAACAGCGTCATTTGGCGACAAAACCAAAATAGGCTCATTTTTTGTACCGATTGGAGCAAGTCCGACCAATGCAATGACTGAAGACTTTACGACCGTTACAGGGCGTGCGCCTTGGTCAACTTCTATGGTTTCGACACCATGTAAATAGTTAGCTGCCATATTTTATTTTTAAATTGTTATTTTTCCAGCGGTCGTATGGGTTGGATTGAAGCGCAAAGGCAAATCGAAGACTGGCAGTATAACATGTTTATCCCTCAATTTTGCGATAAAATATGGGGTTGGTTTATGGAAGGTTTGAAAATTAAAATGATTTTGAATAAAAATGCGGGTGCAGAATGGACACCGCAAGGACGTGAAATGATTGACCCTGTAAAAGAAATGAACGGTTTGATTTTAGAATTAAAATCTGGTTTAATTTCATGGACCGAAGCTTGTAAGCGTAGAGGGTATAATCCCGATACTCTTTTAGAGCAAATGAAAGTCGATAAACAAATGTTTGAAGATGCCGGAATAAATGTTGAATGGATAATTCAAGAAGCTGAATTGGAAGTTCAGGATTTGTCGGCAAATCAAGCTAAAAAATAAATTCATAAATCGTTGTATAATTGAAAAAAATTATATATTTGTAAATATGTAAGGCGTGTTATTAATTTACACCTCTAATTAAAATTATATTATGCCAGAAATAAAAAAAATAACTCAAAATTTACCTACACAGCGAACGCGTGCCGAGTTTAAAGCCGAAAGTTTTAATGAAACCGATAGAACTGTTGAAGTAATTTTTGCAACCGAAACAGCCGTTCGTACATACGATTGGGATGAAGGTATGATTAATGAAATATTGATTTGTGACCCATTAAACGGTGATTTAAGCCGATTGAATGCAGGCGCACCAGCATTAGACAATCATAATCGATACGGAGAAACCGCTAAAAACGTTGTGGGCGTTGTTTCAGATGCTCGTTTTGAAAATGGCGTTGGAATCGCTAAAATTCGTTTTGGAAGTTCTGAAAGTGATACTGAATTGATGAATAAAGTTCGTGACAAGATTGTGACAGGTGTATCCGTTGGGTACAATGTTTACGAATACCAAGTTACGCGAACTGAAGGACAAAATCCGGTTTATAAAGCTACTCGATGGGAAGCGACTGAAATTTCATTTACACCCGTGCAGGCTGATAAAAATAGCCGTGTTCGTTCAGAAAATGGAGAAAACGAGGTTGTGATTACTGAAGAAATTGCGGTAGTCGAGCCTATTGTTGAAGTGATTGAAGAAGAAAATAGTAATACAAATATTAACTTAAATACGAACGATATGCCAGAGGTAAATCAACCGCCAGCAACGACTGCGGAAGTTCCGAACTTGGAACAAACACGTTCAGAGGCTGCGGCTGGTGAACGTGCAAGAATCAAAGGTATTTCAGCGCACTGTAGAGCCTTGGGGCTATCTCAGTCTATAGCTGATGCTTTAATTGAAGAAAATGTTGACCTTGCAACTGCTGGACAGCGTGCATTAGTTGAATGGGAAAAAGCACAACCCGCAAATCCAAATCCAACTGTACAACAAGTACAAGACGACAAAGAAAAAACTCGTTCAGCAATGACGAATGCGTTAGTTCTTAGAATCGCTCCGAATGCTGCAAGTATTATGGGTGAAGAAAATGTAAGAGCTGCACACGATTTTAAAGGGATGTCTTTGTTAAGACTTGCTGAAGAGTCATTGATCCGTTCAGGTGTTTCTACACGTGGTTTATCCACAAGAGAAATCGCAAAAGGTGCTTTAGGTGCCAAAGTTCGTGGAGCGCATCATACAAGTGATTTTCCATTGTTGTTGGTAGATTCATTTACCAGAACTTTGAGAGCGCAATATGCATTGTACCCACGTACATTTGAAGCTTGGGCAAGACGTTCAACTATGCCAGATTTTAGAGAAATCACAAGAGTTCAGTTATCTGGATTGATTGGAAATTTTGATGAAGTTCAAGAGCTTGGAGAATACAAAGCAGGAACTTTTTCTGAAGCATCAGAAAAATACAAACTTGCTAAATTCGGTAAAATTGTCGGAATTTCTTGGGAAGCAATTATTAATGATGATTTGAGTGCATTCACACGTGTTCCTCAGGCATTCGCAATGAAAGCAGCTCAGAAACAATCTGACTTGGTTTACGGAATCATGACTGGAAACCCAACAATGGGAGATACTATCGCATTGTGGAACGCAGCAACTCACAAAAACTACACTTCAACTGGTACTGCATTGTCAGAGACAAGTTTGGATGTAGCTTATCAGTTATTCAGAACTCAAAAATCAATTGAAGGCGACTTCTTAAATTTAGCACCTAAATTTTTGATTGTTGGTCCTAAAAATGAATTGATTGCCAGAAAACTGACTTCAACAAATTACACTCCGGCAAAACAAACAGATATATCTGTAGCTGCTTTGACTGGTTTACAATTAATTGTTGAACCACGTATCACAGATTAT